GGTGAAGAGATAGGTGAGGGATTAGAAATTTATCCTTTAAGAACAATAGATAACCCAAATGGTGTACTTGAGATAAGACCTATAACCAGTGAAGAGATAGCTAAAATGGATAAGATTGACAGAGGACTTGACTTTGGGTATAGCCATGCGAGTTGTTATGTAGAGTGTTATTATGATAAAGCTAATGATTGGGTGTACATTATAGATGAAGTTTATCTGTATGGTGCTTCTAATTATTTACTTGCTAGCAAGATAAAAGAAAAAGCAGCAGGAAGATATATTACAGCAGATAGTGAAGACCCAAGAACAATTAACGAAATGATATTATACAAACTAAATGTAGGCAAAGCTAAAAAGGGCAAAGATAGTAAGGCACATGGTATCAAGTGGTTATCAGATAGGGCAAGAATAATTGTGGATAAAAGAAGATGCCCAAACATAGCTAGTGATTTAGAGACCTATGAGTACAAGAAAGATAAGTTTGGGAATATAGTATTTGACTTTCCTGACGAACCAGATGGGAGTGCCGCCATTCGCTATAGTTTAGAGAGATATACACTAGATAGTAAGATTAAATTCGGGGTGAAGAGGTAATGACAGTTAATGATTTATTTAAAAGATTAGAGGATGAACCACTTAACAAGATGATAACATTTAAAGAAGATTTGCATAAGAAGGGCTGGTCAAATATAAATATACATATTGAAAATGATAATATTTATATCTATCCTGATAAGGAACACATATTCAACAGGTAGAATAAAAATGGGGAAGGAGATTGAGATAAATGAGTGAACTATTAAAAGTATTAGAAGCAGACATTCATAAGAAGCAAGGTAAATATGTTGCACGTTCTTATTTTAATTACCAGCCAGAGAAGGGTGAGTCAGAAATTAATACTTACTCTAATGGAAAGATTAACACAGTTAAAACAAATGACTCCTGCTACCTCTACACTAATTACTTTAAGATGTTAGTTCAGCAGAAAATCAACTACCTTTTGGCTAAACAGCCAGAACTTAAAATTGAAACTGAAAAGGTAACAGGTGCAGTGATTGTTGATATGCTGGAAGATGTATTATTGACTGCTAGTTTAGATACTACTGCATGGCTTCACCTGTATGTAGAGAATGGTGTTCTTGATTGGATTTTAGTTAACGATAGGGAAATAATTCCTGTGTATGACAAGTACAAGAAGAATATTGTTGCGGTAATAAGGTACTTTTTAGAGGATAAAGAAACATATAGAGTTGAGACATGGGCATTAACAGGTGTTAAGGTAGAGTATATTGTTAAGGATAAGTTAAAGGGTGGAGAAGTGTTATCACACTATCAAGAAGAGACTTTTTATAATGGGGAGAGTGTAAACGTAGAGGGAAAGAACTTACCTTTCATACCCTTTATACCTATGTTTAATAACAAACAGAAGAAGTCAGACCTTGACGGTATTCAGGAATTAATTGATATGTACACATCTATAAACTCAGGCTTCGTTGATAACATTAATCTTTTCCAAGAAGCAATTGTTAAACTGAAAGGTTTTTCGGGGGATACAGAAGAACTTGAAACAATCAGAAAGAATATGCAGAAGTATAAGATGGTAGGACTTCCTTCGGGTGGTTCAGATGGTGCAGACATGGAATATATGTCTATTGAAATTCCTGTGGAAGCTAGAAGAACTATGCTTGATTTGTTAAAGGAAAACATATTTAAAATAGGTCAGGGATTAGACCCAGATAGAATGGCAGGTGAGTCTAATATAACGAACGTTGTCATTAAAAGTAGGTACTCTTCTTTAGACATGAAAGTTAATGGTACTGAGAAGCAGTTAAGATTATTCTATGAAAAGTTTGTTGATTGTTTAAATGCTTTTTATAGAAGTAATGAGGAGAAGGATATTACTTTTAACAGGTCAATGATTTTCAATGAAGTAGAAGCAATAGATAACTGTATAAAATCTACAGGTTTACTTTCAGTTGAAACAGTACTTGAAAACCATCCTTTCGTCAAAAACGTTAAGGAAGAGTTGAAACGAATAGCGGCTGAGAAAAAGGTAAGGGACAAGGAAGTAAAAAATAAAGAATTAACAGATGTTAAAGCAGAAGAAAAGAAACTATTAACAACTGTTAATAATGAGACACCAGAGGAGAAAGTTAAGAGGGAAGAGGAAAGATTGAAAGCCGAAGAAGAAGAAAGAGTAAAAGCAGAGCAATTAAAAAAGAGGTAGGAGTGAAACAATATACAAAAACAAGTAGTATATGGTATAATATTTTCATATAGTACTTTCGTTAAAAATTTACTATACTCCTCATGGGACGAAACCATGTAAAAAAATGTGTTAATCAATTCAGCAGGACACAACCTGTCAAAAATGGAAAGGTGGAATTTACATTGTCAGAGAAATTTAAATTAAAAGTTGGCGAAGAGTTATATAAAAGCATTTTAGCATTAGGTCTAAAGCCAGAGGAATTCGATTTAGTTAATGATGGTGCGTATATACCAAGAGCCAGACTTAATGAAGTTAGCGGTAAGTTGAAAGCAACTGAGGATAAAGTTTTAGCTCATGAAAAACAGTTGGAAGAAACTAAGGTTATGTTAAAAGGTAGTGAGGAATTCAAAACTAAATATGATGATTTGATTACCAAACACCAAGTTGACATTGCTGCTAAAGACAAGGAAATTGTAAATACATCTAAGAAGTTTTTAGTTGAACAGTATTTGAGAGAGTCAGGAGCAAAGCATACTAGTCTGTTAATGAAAGAAGTTGATTTAGACTCTTTATCAATAGACAATGATAAGTTGTTAGGACTTGATAAAATGGCTGAGAAACTAAAGACAGATTACAGTGATTTGTTTGTAGTAACAAAAACCAATAACAGTACTAAACAATCTGATAAATCGGATAAGAACAATAACGAAGATGAAGAAGATTGGACAGCATTGTTGAAAGATATGTAGTGAATAAAAATTTGAAGGGAAGTGTGTTATTATAGCAAACACAATTGCATACGCAAAGGCTTATAAAGAGAAGTTAGACCAAGTTTACAAATTGGGTGCTTCAACAGCAATATTAGAAGCGGCTGAAAGTTCTTACAAGTTTAATTCTGAAAATGCACAGGAAATTCTATTGCAGAAGTTATCAATTCAGGGACTAGGAACTTATGCAAGAGATACTGGTTACCTAGCTGGTAATGCAGATATAACTTGGGAGACACATACATTTGGTCAGGATAGAGGTAGAAAATTCCTTCTTGATACAATGGATGCTAAAGAAGCAAAATTACAGGTTGGAAGACTTATGGCTGAAATGATGAGGGTTAATATTATACCTGAGATTGATGCTTATAGATTTTCTAAAATGTTCACTCTATGTGGTGCTGATGTTGCGGCTGATTTAACAGTTGATAATGTTGTTGCTGCTATTGATACAGGTATTGAAACTTTAGATAATGCAGAAGTAGGACAGGAAAATAGAGTTCTGTTTGTATCAAACGGAGTAAACAATCTATTGAAAAATTCAGGTGAATACTTCTCTACTAGAATTACACATGACAATATGGTTACGAAAATTAACAGGAAGATAACAATGCTTGACGACCTTCCTATGATTAGAGTACCATCGGCTAGATTTAATTCAGCTTACACTTTCAATGCGGCTGGTGCAGGTGGGTTTACAGCTACAGGTGATGCTCTGAATTTCATGATTGTTCCTTTAACTGATGTTATAGCAGTTATAAGACACATGGAGCCAAAACTTGTTGACCCTAAATACAATACTGATGCTGACGGTTGGGTATTTGCTTCAAGATTATACCATGACCTATTCATTCCAGATAACAAGCTAGATGGAGTGTATATTCATAAAGTAGCGTAATAAGGGCGTTTGAGGTTATTTTTGTAGCTTGATTGATTAATACCCCTAGAGTAACCATAACGCAGGAAATGAAAAACGATGTGAAGAATGGTATGACATTTAGGTTATTTAAGACTAAATATAATCATCACCAAACTGTATGGACAAGGATTAAAAAAACTTGTATGAAGGCAGGTAATGATTAACGATTATTAACATATGTGTATAAAAGTAGTAGAGGACGGTTAAAATAAAATACTGGATTTAATATTGGTGAAGCAGGGTATTAAAGAACCAGTAAAGTTTTAATTAAAGCCACACCAAGGCTAGTCCTTTATAACACCTTAACGATGTAGCAATGTAACACTGTAATTTAATAGAAAGAGAATATAAATAGGACTATAATAAAGTCCTAAAAATTTGAAAGGAAGTGTTTATTATCGCATTCACATTAAAAGGAAAGTTAGATAGTATTGGTGATGGTTTATCCACAGTTGATAGTGTAGCAGTTGTAATGGAAAGTTCCGCTGAGTCTTTAGCTAGTACAGCGGTAATACTTGAAAGTACAGCAGATATAATTGATAGTTCAGCTACAATTATTGAGTCAGTGGCTGGTGATATGTCAGGAGTACCAGACCAAGTAGATAGTGTTGGTGTTTCTGTGGAAGCAAATGATGTATTGATTGACTCAGTGGGAGCACAGGCAACTTCACAGGCAGTTCTTGGTAGTACTTATAGTTCTACTGCTACTGCTAATGTTGCAAGTGTAGGTTTACTTGACTCAGCATTATTGGTTCAGGTAGATAGTGTAGGAACTGTAGCAGTAGCTAATGATGCACTAGTTGATAGTGTTGGTACTAAAACTGCTTCTGTAGGAGCATTAGTAGCCGCAAATGACGCTCTGATTGATAGTATTGGTTTATTGGATAGTGCTATTATAGTTAAGGCAGATAGTAACGGACTCTTAAATAGTGGTATTCTTGTAAGTTCCGATAGTGTAGGAGACCAAGCTGACTCACTAGGATTACTTGAGAGTGGTATTTTAGTAAGTGCAGACTCAAATGGTGGAGCAGTTGATAGTGTTGGTGTTTTAGATAGCACAGTTATTGTAAACGTGGACTCAGTTGGTGTACTTGCAGGTGCAGGTGCAACAGGTACAGCTTTATCTGGTGCATTATCTAGCCTTATGTCTAAACTAGAAGTTATTGATGAACAGGTTGCACCATAAGGGAGGTAGCTGATGGGAATATCTAAAGAGGTTCAAGATGTAGAAAGAAATACAGAAGAAATAATATTACATAGTTCAACAGGATCAAGATGGTTAGGCAGTACAGCTGGTAATAGTCCTGCACTTTTGGGAAGTATTACACCTTGGGTTATTGTTAGTGGGGGAACGATAAATACTTATGGTACCGCTAAAGAAATGTTTAATGGGGCAGAGGTTTATGCCTACCCTTACGTCCCTACAAAAATACACATTCATAAATTGTTAATAGTAACTACAAGCAAAGACGAAATTTTATGGAAACTCCAATTTGCTAATTCTTTTTATGACGGTGAAAATCATACTTATGCTAATATGGCAGATGCAGTTGCAGCAGGAAAATATACAACAGCAATGATTAATTTTGAGAATAAAAAATCTAATACTGTAAGTTTAGATTTTCAGGGTGGGAAAATAAGTGTAGGAAGTAAGGTGTGGTGTAGATGTTTAAATGATGATGCTACAGAATCCACTATTAGTATTTTAGTAGGGGCACATGGATATTTAGTGTAATTTAAAAAAGAAGGAGTTTATATATGATGTATGGGTGTGGTAGGAAACAAAAAGATTTACGCTATGATAATATACACGAAAAAGTTATAGGGCATAGTGGTGATAATCTTAGTTGTATAAGTTCACAACATGATAAGAGCGATATAAACAAAGTGATAAGATTAACAAATGTTAATACAGTGATAGGTGGTGGTGTTTATGTGTAAACCTTTAAACATTGCCCACGTAAGTCCTTTTGCTGTAAATCGGTGTGGCTTATATGAAAGTGCCAGAGATATGGCAAGAGCAGATACTTTAGGTGGCAATCATGTTTCTTTCATAGATGCAGGAGTAGCCACTAAAACTAAACGTGAAGTACCTGTCATTGGTGGAAGTGATGATAGAGCAGGATTTAATATAGTTACTGGTAACCCTAAAGTATTGGATAGTGCAGATATAATAATCATGCACACTGGTTTTAATGACTCTTATTTAGTTAAAAATCAGGCTCCTCTTTTGTGGGTAGTACACGGAAGACCTTTAGCTTGTTTCAGACCAGAGAGAATGAAATCAGGACAAGCGTACTCTTTATATAACACTGTGAGTAATTGGCCTAGGACTAAAGGTATGTTATATTTTTGGCCTGAATTTAAAACTCATTGGGAAGGTGTACTTCATGGAAAAGATATTGTTTTAGACTATCCAGTAATTGATGAACTAAGATTTAGATGTTTAGAAAATACACAAGTGTTAAAGAAAAAGGGTGATATAAATATACTTGTGTGTGACTCTGAAAGAGAAGATGTTGACCTGTACGAAATGGTAGTTGGTTTAGTAGAAGCGGCGAAAAAATATCAGGGTTTAAAAATCCACTTTTACGGAATGGATATACCAGATGGCAAACTCGCTAATTGCCATAATATATTACTCGGAAAATTAAAAGCAGTAGGGGCATTAGGTGACGTGTCAGGTAGAATAGGTGATATGGAAAAAGTATATAATTCAGTTGATTGTGTAATGTCACCTAACCGAATTATAACAAGGACTATAGGTGAAGCTTTATCTTGTGGAGTTCCTGTCATAAGTCAGAATAATAGTATGAACTTACTATCAGACTATACTTGTGACATGGCTGAACCCAAAGATATTGTAGAAGCCATAGGGTTATTTATTAATGATAAGAACAATGGTTTAATTAACAAACGTGTAATAACAGATAGGGCACAAGTCTTTTCACTGAAAAATTACAGTGATAAGATGAATGAGGTATATAGAAAAATCATAGAGGGACGGTGATACAATTGAGCAATATTATTATTGAGTCCTTAAAGAAACTAAGTAATAATTCAGAAGCAAATGTTGGGACTTTAGGCGGTATTTATGAAGCTGGTACAGGAGCAGTCACACCAGCTACAGGTTATGTTTTCAATAAAATTGAAGTAATAACAGAAGCACAAATTACACTAGTTGGTAATATAACAGGTATCACAGCCGTTACATTCCCTGTAGGTACAGTTATTCAAGGTAAGTACACAAGTCTTACAGTGGCAAGTGGAACAGTTATGGCTTATTACGGTTATGTGTAAATTTATACACAATCTTATAATAGAATGAGGGTGACTATATATGATGCGAGTTGTAGATAATTCAGCAGAATTTCTTTCCAAACTTAAAGCGAATAATCTTGATACTTTAGAAGCTATAGGAAAATTCAGTAAGGGGGTAATGGATGATAATGTTGCTGTAGATACTGGACTCCTAAAGAGTAATAATGATTATGTAGTTAGTCAAGATGAAGTACAAATGTCCAATAGTACTGAGTATGCACTACACCAAGAGTACGGAACTTCTAAGATGAAAGCACACCCTTTTATGAAGCCAGCCGCTTTAAATCATACAGGGGATTT